TCTCTGAACTTTCCAGTCCAGAAACTCTTACCCGAATTCACTTTAAACCCAAAAGTCATAAGTGATTCGATCACGCTGTGCACTTTGTCCGCGGGAACAATAATATCGTCCCCGAAGACACGCACCTGGCCCTTCATCTTCTGAAGAAGAGTCCGGTTAACAGATGTGCTAAGCGCATTTGCTATCCCCATCATCGCAACGGTCGCAAAGACCATAGCTTCGATGGGAAAGCATAACGCTGAACCCATAGATGCGAACTTGGCCAGACGTATAACGCCATGGCCAGGCACATCAGCTTTCCTTGACCGCGTAGCATCTACCGCTCGTAACAAAGAGGGGTAGTTGTGCAGCGCGTTACGGACGAGCTGATTGGAGACACTATCGGACGCCATACTCAAATCGAGTGTAGCGAGGGTCCCATCAAGGGATCCCTTGCGAGCCAGCTCCTGGTTAGGAGTCTGGTCATCAAATCCGACGAAGAGCGAAGCGATGTCATCTGCTTCTATCAACGCGTATAACTGCTCTTTCACCGCTTGCTGCATATACTGCATGCAAGCCGGTTCCATTGCAATTATACGAGGTGTCTTCAGCGTCTTAGGTACCGTAACTACCTTGACAGGTGTTTCGGCGCCAGGTTCGTTGACTTCGAGTAGCGGCTGGATATTCTCTTTCGAGATGCTCCAACTACTAGATAGGTAGTATTCCCAAGGGAAAACCGCCTGCAATCTAGTGGTCCATTTCCGTTGATCATACTTAGCATTTGCCAAATAATGATCAGCAGTTTTTCCAGGGCCGTGCTTCGGTAGAAGCTCATTGTAAGAGACATTTCTGTCCAATACGCTGAGCACTCTTCCGAATATCGCCTCAAACGCGACTCGGAACTGGCGATTACTCGCCACTCCGGTCCGTTCAAGTACTCGGATGTCACTCTCACACTGGAGATATTCATTGATTGCCTTTCTGTCTCGCTCTTTCGAGCAGGGTAGATTGACCTTCTTGTATAGCAGTGTTAGCTGCCGTATGCTGAAGATAGCATCCAATGAAGGATTCTCCAGTAGCACACCAGTACCACGGTCAAAGACAAGATCGAGGAAACCTCCGAGAAATCGGGGGAGACCTGCTCTAAAGGCAAAGCCTTTAAAAGAGTTGCGATCGACAAAACCTTGTTCGAGACTTTTTTGGAAGTCTCTAGCAAAGTCCGTCAGGGTAATCGTAAGAAACGAGAACCCCTCATCTTTGACGCGGGTCGTGATTGTTTTCCAATCGCGATCGGTGCTTATGCGACACCAGCTTCCGACTTCTGTCAGAAGCTCCCGAAGAAGCATTATATGGCTTTTCACTTTTCCCTTTCAGGTAAAAGTCCATAGCCATAGCGTTCATCGGATCCCTCTTGCGACTCTTCACAAACCTGCGAAGAGGCAGTCTTGCGAAGGAAAACGAGAACAATTAGTTCTCGCCACCCAGAAGCTGGGTAACCTTCGCACCACTGGAAGCGGTCAAGTACGCTACAAGAGCGTCTACGACCTGCTTCTGCTCCGCCACGGTGTAACCCGTAACCGGCGTGTCAGCGACGACGTAAAAACTCATCGTGACAGGCAAATTACGGTCCGAGGCAAGCGGATCAGTGATGATCTTCTTGTGAGTCAGACGCAGCTGCCTCCGAGTACGACTCCCGTACTGATGGGAGATACTTAGAGACACGGTCCCGTCGTCTTTTGTAAAGACGCCGGCATTAACACCAGAACTCGTTCGCGGAAGCGATTGAGCGACAGCGTTAATAGTGACAGACTGCGGGTCGGCGAAAGCCATAGCATTACTCCTTAAGGTGGATCCCCTTTATGAGGGGATGTGCATTAAGAATCCTAGTGATTCTAGGACTCCTGATCGCTCTCTATACTAGTTGTCCAACTAGTTAGCTTTAAGAGAGCTAGGGGTCTTGGTGAGTGCTAACGCACCAAGGATGGCCCATTGCTGCGCCGTAAACGACGCAGGGTTTAGGCCAAACCCGTAAGGTGTGGCCCGGTAACGACTCTTCCGCGTTTGGCGGTATGCCGTTACCAGGGGCCCAGGATCGAAGTTTGTAAACTTAAATCCATAAGCCGTATAGATGACCTCAAGTGTGGTTTCACACATGAGGTACCCGTACTTAATCACAAGATTGTCCTGCTGGAGAGACGTGGCATTGGAGACTATGTCACCAATGTTCGCAAACCAGTCGGCCAACCAAGTCCATGGCGTAAGATTATACAGTACCGTTGGCGTAAGCCTAGTACCGAGCACTTTATTCCAGAGTGCTTCGTACGTTACTAACCGATCCCAAACGGATTCACTATCACTAGTGAACTGCCCATTTTTAAAGTGGGTAGCCGGGAGGTAATAACTGTACTTTCCAGAGAACCAGATTTTCTGTGTTAGAATCTCTTGTCTCTCTATCTTACTCGGGTGATCCACTCCTCCTCCTACAAAGAGAGGGTCATAATTAGACCCACTCAAATTAGGAACCATAGACGCAGTGGAGCCTGTCACATTAGTGACAGCTCCATTCGTCTTAAGGGGTGGAAAATCATACCGTCTTCGCACATCTTTCCCACTGTCACGCAACAGTTGCCGAATGGCAACTGAAGCAGCAGCGAGAGAGTTTCCTGCCTTAATAAGGTCAGAGACGAACGGTGTCCAACCGAAAGCAAGGTTAAGATATTCTTTGCCTAAGGCATTGAATAGATTGGCCTTCTCTTTCAGAAAGGCACTGCCGTACATCTGAGGGCGCATGTGTAGCTCCCCAGTGAATGTTGCGAGGCCGGCGACCGGATTTGTGGGAATTGTCTTCTTGATAGCCAGAGTACCGTAGTAATTAGTATTATCTACGGGCAATGACGGCCAAGACTTCAATTGCGACGACTCGTAAACCCATAAGGGAGCACGAACGTAGCACCTACCTCCTACCTGATTGGTAGAGTACGATTTAAAGTCGCGAGGAAAAATTACCTCACGCTTTATCGTATTGAAGGTATGTCCTGTATCTCCAGCAAGCTGGAGAGACTGTGCATTTGCTACCTCAATTGAGTTCAACAAGAACTCTTTTTGAGATTGCACATCAGTCCGGTCCAGGCTACTATAACTAGTAGTCTGTTGAGTGACCTGCGGGGTTAAATCCAGATGATTATCTAGATTTAATTGACTTGAACCTGAAACGTAGCCAGTCTTCCACAGAATATCTGTGGGGATGGTCCGCTTTTTGGTAAAGTACCCCGCCATGGAACTTCCTTTCTTCGGGACAAAGACACGACGTAGGCTGCACTGCTACGTCGTGAGAGTCCTGCCCGTACCTTATGGGTACATCAGCAGGCACGCAAAAAGCGCCGGGTGCCCTCAAA